GAATTAAATGTTCCTAAGAAGGAATACAATAAAGCAGTAGAATTTTTAATGAAAAACAAACTAAATCCAAGAGGTTAATATGAAAAAAAGAAAAAATTTTAGGAGAAAGCCTAAAAAACAGTTACAAGGATTACAAGTAGAAGTATATAACAATGAAGTAGAAAAAGCTATGAGAATACTTAAAAGAAAAGTAAAGGATAGTAATTTATTCATTGATTTAAGAAAAAAAGAATACTTTGAAAAACCCTCAAGAGTCAAAAGAGAAAAAAGAAATCTTGCCAAACTAAGAAATCAATATCAAGTTCAAAAAGAGAAAGAAGACTATTAATACTCATAATGAAATAATAGACAAATTATTTGAATATTTAGATTTTTTACAGACACCAAATCCCACATTTAACAATATGCCAATATGTCCTTTCATACAAGGAGATTTACAAACTGGCAATATAAAGTTTATGGTGTATAATTCTAATATGGACAAATCACTTATTGAAATGATTCAAGAATGGAATGAATCTGATTTCAAGACTGGACTGATTCTACATATTGGTGATGATATGAAAACAATAAAAAGACAATCATATCAAAAATTCATAAATGAACAATTAAAAGAAAATAATATGAAAGATATTAAGTTATTGATGTTTTCACCATTTGAAGATTTTAAAGTTGCAGGATTAAAAACAAGAAAGAAAGCACCTTGTGTATTGTATAATTTAGCTAAAAAGAAAGATTTGTTTGAAGCTAGTAATAAATTGAAAAAGACTAAATGGTACGATAACTTTCTTACAGAAGACTTTAAACGATTAGGCATAAAAAAACATAAAAAATTGTTGTGATTTTTATTAATTTTTAATATTTATTACCGAAAGACACAATACACCGTCTACCCTTTTACGGTGTCTAAATATAACTTAACATTTATTAAGTTTCCAAATAAACTTATTCCAAAAAATACATTGAGGAGAAATATCATGGGAGATATTTTAAAAGAAGCTATAGCAGATGCTAAAGCAGTTAGAGAAACTGCGTTAGAAAATGCTAAAATGGCTTTAGAAGAAGCATTCACACCCCAAATCAAATCTATGCTTTCTGCTAAACTTAAAGAAGAAGAAGATGACGAAGTTGAAGAATTTGGTCATGATGAAAAAGAAGAAGGTGAGCATGAAGAAGGTGAAGAGCGTGAAGAAGGTGAACACGATGATGAAGCTGAAGAAATGCGTGCACCTATGGAAGGTGAACACGATGACGAAGCTGAAGAAGGTGATGAACGTGAAGAAGGTATGCATGACGAAGGCGAGCACGACGACGCTGAAGAAGGAATGCATGACGAAGATGAAGAAATGGATGAAAGCAATCTTGACTTAGAAGCTATCATTAAAGAGTTAGAGTCTGAATTAACTGAAGACGATGATGAAGATGAAGCTGAAGAAGGTATGCATGAATCTGAAGAAACTGTTGAAGAAGAGTATGAAATCGATGAAGCTGCTCTTACTGAAGAAGATGACGAGGACGACAAAGACGAAGTCGATGAAGAACTTGACAAATCATCTGGAATTGGTAAAGGTGACAATAAAGAAGATAATACTGATGTATCATCAGGTATCGGTAAAGGTAAAACTGGTATGAAAGAATCTTCTTTAGAAGCTGAATTAAAAGAGTACAAAGAAGCAGTTCATTTCTTGAAAGACAAACTTCACGAAGTTAACATTCTGAATGCTAAATTGTTATTTACTAATAAATTATTTAAATCTTATTCATTAGATAACAATCAAAAACTTAAAGTGGTTGAAACATTTGACAGAGCTCAAACTACAAGAGAGATTAAACTTGTTTATTCTACACTTGCAGAACAGTTTGGTGATAATAGTTCAATCGTAACAAAAAAATCAATTAGTGAATCAGCTAGTGCTCCTGTTGCATCAACTAAACCATCTACAGAATCTCGTAAAGTGATTTCTGAAGAGGTTCAAGTTGCTAACAGGTTCAAAAAACTTGCTGGTTTAGTTAAATAACTTAGGAGATAAATATAATGTCAAATTATGTTAACGAAGCGTTATTAGACGCTTCTCCTTATAAAAAACAACAAGATGAAACGAAAGGTCTCGTTAGTAAATGGGACAAAACGGGTCTTCTTGATGGTTTGAATGAGGATTTTCAAAAAAATGGAATGGCTGTAATGCTTGAAAACCAAGCAAAACAGTTAATCCAAGAAAACTCTGCAACTGGTGGAGGTGCTGGTAGTGGTACTGCTGGTACGGCTGGTTCAGAAGAATGGTCTGGTGTTGCATTACCATTGGTTCGTAGAATCTTTGGTGAGATTGCAGCTCAAGACTTTGTATCTGTTCAACCAATGAACTTACCATCCGGTCTAGTGTTCTATCTTGATTTCAAATATGGAACATCATTAAGTAACTTTGGTAATGCTAATACTGCAACTACTGCTGGTGGTGTTAATAGGTCTGTTGTTCCAGGTGGTGAAGTTGAATCATTAGCTGGTAAATCAGGTCCTAACTCTCCAATCGGTTCATCTGCTCCGTATGGTGTTGGTGGTTTGTATGGTGAAGGTAGATATGATTATTCTATTAATATTAAAGAGAATAATGCTGTAACTGTTGGTTTAGTTGATGTTGCTTCAGAAACTGGAACTGCAGCTTCAACTGCTTCAGCAACTTATAAAGATATTAACTTCAGTCAAGAACATTCTGCTTCATTAGCACAAGGTAGCTTATTAAAAGTTACTTTTGATGCTGTTGCATTAGATGCTAAATTTGATACAAAAGCATTTAGAGCAGTTAAAATTGTTTCTGGTTCAGCTAATGTTAAAAAACAGTTCCCACAATTCACAACATTTGATTCTGCAACTGGTAATGTAACAATGATTGTATCTCAATCAGCTGCTACATTGAATGAATCAATTAAAGTGAACATACCATTACAACCTACTGAATCTGATAGAGGTGATTTTGAAGATACAGTTGGTGTTGCTGATGATAATAGTAACCTTAACATACCTCAAGTTGACTTACAATTGAAGTCTCAAGCTATCGTTGCGAAAACAAGAAAACTGAAAGCTGTATGGTCTCCTGAGTTAGCTCAAGACTTAAATGCTTATCATTCTGTTGACGCTGAAGCTGAATTAACTTCAATGTTAAGTGAGTACATTTCAATGGAAATTGATTTAGAAATACTTGATATGTTAATTGGTGATGCAGTAACAGAAGAGTTTTGGTCTGCAACTCCTGGTGAAGATTATAATGGAACAGGTACTGATGAAAGTGCATGGGCTATTACAACATTCTATGGAACAAGATATGAATGGTATCAAACTCTATTGGGTAAAATCCAAAAGGTTTCTAACGAAATCCAAAGATTAACTCTTAGAGGTGGTGCTAACTTCGTAGTTGTTTCTCCGACTGTTGCAACAATCTTAGAATCAATACCTGGATACATGGTAAGTACAGATGGGAATAAATCTCAGTTTGCTGCTGGTGTTCAAGTAGCAGGAACTATGAATAATAGATTCACTGTTTACAAAAACCCATATATGACTGAGAACAAAATACTTGTTGGTTTCAGAGGAAGTAATTTCTTAGAAACTGGTGCGGTATACTCACCATATGTACCACTAATTATGACTCCATTAGTATATGACCCTGAGGATTTCACACCAAGAAAAGGTGTAATGACTCGATATGCTAAGAAAATGATTAGACCAGAGTTTTATGGTACAATTAATTGTAAAGACTTAAACTTAGTATAAGTTAATTAATTCTTTACTAACCTCTTAATATAAGGAGGTTAACTTAGTTGAAAAACCCCTACTTTTTGTGGGGGTTTTTCATATATATTTGATATTTATATATGAATTATAAAATGTAATTTACTAGCCTAAGTAGTCACTAAACAAGGTTAGTATAAAAAAAATTAACAATCCTGAGAGTAGTGACTCAACATTAGGAGAAATAAAAATGGCAAAAAGAATAGGTAAATATAAAATTACCAACAGAGAAAGTGAAGTATCGTTAAGAGATGGTGGGAAAATTGATGGTGCTGTTACAATAACAGGTGATGCAACGTTGTCAGGTGGTGGAACACTAACTGGTGCTAAAAATCAAATCGTTGGTAGTGCTACTGGAGCTAGTGTAACACTAACAGCGGCTCAATCAGGTGCTACAGTATTTGTAGGTGGTGGTGCTAGAGTAATAACATTACCAGTTGTAGAAGCAGGACTTAATTTCAAACTGGTATTCGCTACAGCACACGCGCATGTTATATCATCTTCAGCTGGAACTTCATTATTGAATTATACTGGTTTGGATAATACTAATGGTACAACATTAGCTAGAACAAGTTTTGATAGTAAACAAGCTATTACTCTTGCAAACTGTGTTCTTGGAGAACAACTTGAATGTGTTACTGATGGTACTGAGTGGTATATTAAAGGTGATTTAAACGATACACCAACAGCTACATAATTAATAGTATTTTATATTATTAAACAACTTAAAAGGGTAAGATTTATTTCTTACCCTTTTTTGTTTTAATTGATATTTATATATGAACAATTATACCCATTTTGGAGAAATTAATGTCAAAATTTCAATTTTTATATGAAGACCCAACAGCAACTTTACAAGTAACTGGTTCTACACCACACGGAATTTACGATGCAGATTCAGAATTTCAAACCGATAGTTTAACGGTTTGTAAATATGTTGCAACAAAACTTGGACATCCAGTTATGCAACTTGAATTTAATAGTGGTTCTATATATGCTTGTTTAGAAGAAGCAGTATCAGAATATTCACAACAAATCAATCATTACAATACAAAGAATTGGATGTGGGAACATTACGGAAATACTGATACCACCACTGGAATGAGTTCAACAGGTTCACATCAAGCTGAAACTCCTGTGGGTGGAATGTCTTTATTTACCTTAGCAGAACAATACGGACAAGCTGTAAATGTTGGAGGAAACACTACAATGTTTACAGGTTCAATAACCATTACATCATCTCAACAAGTTTATGATTTACCAAGTGAGGCTAATTTAGAGTCAAGTGTTACAACTACAAATCCAATGGTGGTTCAAAGAGTATTTAATCAAGCACCCGCTGCAATATCTAAATTTTATGACCCTTTTGCTGGAACTTATGATAACATTGAATTATTAGATTCTTTTGGATTTGGTAGTGTATCACCAGCAGTGTCTTACATATTAAGACCAATATCATATGATTTGGCTAGAGCTAATGCGATTGAAACAAATGACTTGATTAGAAAATCTGCATATTCATTTGAATTAGTAAATAATAAAATGAGGATATTTCCAAAACCTACATCAAAAGATGCTGGTGATAAAATATATTTTCATTATTATAGACGAGAAGATATGACGGATGTTACTCAAACTAAGACAAGTGGTAAAGTATCTGACCCATCAAACATACCATATAAATTTATTGTATATAATGAAATAAATTCAATGGGTAGAAATTGGATTAGAAAATATACTTTAGCATTGTCAAAAGAATTATTAGGAATTATTAGAAGTAAATATGCTTCATTACCATTACCAAATGGAGAAGTCTCTATGGATGGTGAAGCTTTAAAGGCAGAAGGTAGAGAAGAGAAAGCAAATTTATTAGAAGAATTAAATAATTTCTTAGAAGCTGTTAGTAAAAAAGAACAAGCAATTACAGAACAAGAAGTTGCAAATGCTCAACAGGAAGTATTAAATAAAGCTCCATTAAAAATATACATAGGATAATTAAATGTCTCAAACAAAACCATTTTTTATACCACAAAAAGAATTTGATTTATTAAATCAAATGAATGAAGAATTAATTGATGAAATTATTGGACAATCAGTTGATATTTATAAAGTGAATATTGATAAAACTGAAGATAATATGTATGGTGAATCAACCGCTAAATACTATGATATAGGATTCAGAGTCAATTGTTTGATTGAATATGCTGAACCTACGATAGAACAAGACGAGTTTGGAGCAGATTTAAATTCAAATATAACAATGTTCTTTCAAAGAGAAAATTTATCAAGTGGTTCATTGAATTTTTATCCTGAGAATGGTGATATTGTGGATTGGAATGATTACTATTGGGAAATTAATGGAACAACAGAACCAAAATTATTCGGAGGACATCCGAACTTTAAACATAACATTGTAGCGACAGCACATCGTTCAAGATTATCATCGTTACAAATAGAGGAAAGGCCTAAATAATGAGTTTAGATATTTTAAAAGAAAGATTTAATGGAAAACTAACAACTATCAAATATGAACAAGAGATAGATTATAGAGAAAAGACTATTAAAAATTTAGAGGAAGAAACTAACAACTTATCAAATCAAGTGGTAAATTTAGAAAATGAAAAAACTAATCTTTTACAAGAGTTAAATAAAGCTAGAAATTTTGAAACTGGATTATTTTCTACAAAACAAAAAGAGTTTGAAAATAAAATAAATGAAAGAAAATATGATATTGAAGAACTTGAAAGTGAAAATTATTCTTTACAAGAACAAATTAACAAAAAAAATGAAAGACTTGAATATAAAGATAAAATAATTAATAACTCTAACAATATTTTAAAAGAGGCAAAAAATAAAATAAATCGTTTAGCTGCAAAATTACAAAATTCAAAAAATTCTAAAAAAGAATTAAAGTTAGAAATTAGAAAAACTTATAAAGAATATTTATTTGAAATAAATAATTTTGAAAGCCAAATAAAAGATAAAAATCAACTTATAAGTGAACAGAAACAAATATTAAAAGAAAAAAATAAAAAAATAAAACAAGTTACTGATATAATAAAAGAGTTAAAAACAAAAAATGATAAGAGTAACGAAGTAATCAATGAGTTAAGTGATAAATTACAACAAAGTGAAAATTCCTTAATTGTAGAAAATGGTAAATTTCAAAAAGAAATTGATAGTAAAGAAGATACAATTTCAGAATTACAAAGTGAAGTGGATATACTTTCAAATAAAGTAATTTCATTATCTGAAACAGTTGAAGACAAATCTGTTTTGGAAAAAAGATTACAAGAAGCAGAACAATTTCAGCAGGTGGTTAAAAATACTAAAAGTAATTATAAACAAGTTCCACAAATGAAATCAAAATTATTTAATACAGATAATTTAATTTCAATGTTAAAAGAGGTATCAAAACAAAAACAAGGTCCAAAACCACTGTCTTGGAAACAATGGATAGAAATACCAGAAAATAAATATTTAAATGAATTAAATCATAAAATAGCTAAAAAAATATTTAATGAAAATAATAATTTATATTTAGAAGATGAGAGAAGAAAACACGACAGACACTCACGAATGAACCTAGAAGCCTCATCCACTGCATTATTACCATTAACAGTTGGTAATTTAAAAGGATATTATTCATTTTCAACACTATCTAGTCTTTCAAGTGGAGCTGCTGTTAGTCAATGGGATGATTTAAGTGATAACAATAATCATTTAACACAAGGTACTGCTAATGCACAACCTGAATACAATGCATCAGTAAATAGTTTACAATTTAAAAGAAATAGTGATAATTTAGACCATATGGATTTTACAACTGGTTTAGCTTTATCTGAATTTACATTGTTTTTTGCACTTAGTTTTGGTAGTGAGAATCGTCAAGTGTTACTAAAAGATACTGCTGGAAATGATTTGATTGAGATTTTGTATGTTAATGCCAATAGAGCTAACCTTTTAGTAAAGGGTAATGATGGGACTAATAGTGTATCTACAACAGTTACACCTGCAGATGGTACAATTTTACAAGGCACAAAACTTTTATTAACTTGTAGAAAAAAACCATTCAATAGTGATGATGGATTTGGACAAGTGGAGTGGTTTATAAACAAAACATCTTTAGGAACAAGTGATGATTATGATGAAAACATTTTACAAACCATTAATGAACTTGGTTTTGGAAATAGTAGTACGGGATTCGAAGGAAACATATATGAAATGGCTATTTATGAAAAAGCGTTAGATGGTGGGCAACTTGGAAAATTACAAGACTATTTTATCAATAGAACAAGTATAAGTGTATAAGGATAACCAATGGCTGTTCAACAAATAACAGGAAAAAAGATTACTAAGTATGATACTTCAAATCCTAACTTTGTAGAAAAACCTAAACCAAAACAAGAGGTGAGTGGTAATGTGCAAGAGGATGAAGATATGTATGGTGAAAGAAAACACACTTACATACCCGAACCAAATGGTAATCTACAAATGGAACAAATGATGGGTAAGTTGATGAATAAGTTGGATAACTTTGATTCACCGAGTCAAACAGGTGTAAAAGCTATTGAAGTAGATATTAAAAAAGAAATTGCAATTGGTAAAGCTGATATGAGTAGTATTAAATCAGAAGAAGTAAAGGGTAAAGTTAATAACAAATTAGATAAACTTAAAAAACTGAGAAGACGAAATGGCCGTTAATAAAATAACAAATAAACAAACACTTAATAGGGAGTCAGTTAATAGAGCCACACAAGTGTCTACAAAAACTAATAGAGTTCGTGGTAATGCAAAACAGACATTAACTCCAGGAAAAGATTTTAATAATAATTTTGCTGTAACATTAAAAGATATTGATACATCTGTAATGACTCATATGAAAAATGTAATGAAACCAAAAATAAAAGAAGCTAACGAAATAATTAAAGTTCCTGTTTATTATGGTAATGAGGAAAGATGGAAAAATTTTAGAAAAAGGGGTGTGTTAAGAGATAAAAATGGCTCATTAATATTACCATTAATTATGTTTAGAAGAACTGATGTTTCTTTTGATGATAATATGCCTATGTCTTTCGACCACGATGTAAAAGGTGAATTTATAAAAGTAGCTAGAAGTAATGCCTGGTCAAAAGATAATCAATATGATAGATTTTCAGTTCAAAGAGGACTTAAACCCGTACAAGAAGTTATTTATACTGGAATGCCAGACCACGTAGTTTGTAATTATTCAGTAGTAATGATGACTAATTATATTGAACAAATGAATATATTAAGTGATTTATTTCTTGAACATATTGGAACATACTTTGGTGATTCAGAACAATATAAATTTTTATCTTCATTGGATGGTAGTATAAGTGATGCATCTGAAATGAATCAAGATGGTGAACGATTAATAAAAACTGAATTTGGTTTATCAATAAAAGCATATGTAATACCTGAATTTACAAGTAATATATTTGGAACAACTAATGAAACTTCAAAAGCACTTACACCATCAAGAGTTGTGTTTGGGTTTGAGGGTGATGCTACAGACGAACAAGTAGGAAAATAAATCACTTGTTTTGAAAATTTATATATATTTATATATGAAACATTAATGGAGGTTATAAATGCCAGAAGAAGTAAAATTCACAGAAGAAGAACTTAAACAAGTTCAAGATATACAACAAAGTTATGCAAATGTTCAAAATCAATTCGGACAATTAAAATTAGCTCAAATCAGATTAGACGAACAAGAAGTTGAATTAGAAGAATCTTTGAAATCAATTCAAGATGATGAAAAGAAATTTCTTGATGGAATTACTAATAAGTATGGACAAGGTTCTTTAAATCCAGAAACAGGTGTATTCACACCAAATAAATCTGAATAATAAAAAAAAAATTATCGTTTGAGAGTTTAATCATATATTTATATATGAATAATACTAATGCGCAAAAATAGTATATACCTCAAAAATTAAAAAGTTAACTTAGGAGAAATTCAATGGCCGAAAAAATAATTTCACCTGGTGTATTTACAAATGAAATAGACCAGACGTTTTTACCTTCCGCTGTGGCTGATATTGGAGCTGCACTCATTGGACCAACACTTAAAGGTCCTGCAGGAATCCCAACCGTTGTAACATCATTTTCTGATTTCCAAGCGAAATTTGGAGATACGTTTAGAACGGGTTCGGATTCAGTCCAATTCTTAACCTCACATGCAGCTGAAGAATATTTAAAAAATTCAGACACACTAACTGTTGTTAGAATAATGGCAGATGGTTCACAAGGTTTTGGACCAGCTACCGCTGATGTTGTTACTACAAATTCAAGCGTAACATCTGGTGTCAATAAAGCTACTGGTTCTGTATCTGCAACTACATTTAAAACAGGTATTGGAGAAGTTTATAAAATAACACAAGGAAGTAGTGAATTTAAATTCATAGCTTCTGGTGATGGTGGTGGAGATTCATCTGATGATTCAATCAGATTCTTTGTCAATGGTGCTACGAGAGGAGCACATATAACCAATCTTGTAACTGAGATTAACGCTGTTTCAGGATTAAATGTGACAGCAGTTTCACAATCAAATGGGCAATTAGCACTTACGGCTTCATTAGCAGGAACAGCTGCAAATAATACTACATTCCTAACAGCTTCTGCTGGTGCTCCAAGTTCATTTACAACTGCTCCGGCAGGTTCTGGAGTTGGTGGTGGTGTAGCAGGTAAAGGTGGTTCATTTAACATTACTGGTGGTACTGTTTCTGCTGGAACTACTACAACTTGTTTCACATTAGAAACATTAGCTGATGGTACAATAATGAATAATGGTAATGCAACTGCTAGAGTAAATAATGTTTTAGTTAGTGGTTCAAAACATAATGTTAGATATGAAGTTGTTTCTAAAAATGATAAAAAAGGTACTTTTAATTTAACAATTAGGGCTGGTAATGATAATGTTAAAAGAAAACAAATACTTGAATCATTTAATAATATAACATTAGACCCTAATTCACCTAACTTTATTTCAAAAGTTATTGGAGACCAAAAACAACAAGTTAAAACAGAGGGAAGTACAAAATACTTACAATTAACTGGTTCATTTGCAAACGCTTCAAGATTTGTAAGAGTTAAAAGTGTTAGTACACCTACAATTGATTATTTAGATGAGAATGGGAATGTAAGTGACATACCTGTAAATGGTGGTCATATATCTCAATCATTACCTCAAGTTGGTAGTGGTTCACTAAATGGTGGATTCACTGGTGCTTCAGATGGACATAGTGGATTTAACGCTTTAGGACATTTTAATGGTGATTCTACTCGGGCTCCTAGAGCAGTATTTTATGAAAACATCGTAGCACAAAATTCACAAGGATTTGACCCAACTGTAGCAGATGATGGTAAAAATGCATATGAAGAAGCTCTTGACTTACTTGCAAACCAAGATGAATTTGATATTAATTTAATCTTAATGCCAGGTATTATAGACTCTTTACATTCTTCTATTACGGCTAAAGCTATTGATGTATGTGAATCAAGAGGTGATTGTTTTGCAATTATTGACCCGGTTCCTTATGCTTCAACATTAACAGCAGCTACTACAAGAGGTGAAGCTAGAGATTCAAACTTCGCAGCTATGTATTGGCCATGGGTTAAAGTACCTGATTCACAAGTTGCTGGAACTCAAAGATGGGTGCCACCATCAGTAGTATTAGGTGGTGTTTACGCATTCAATGATAGAGTTGCACACCCGTGGTTCGCTCCTGCTGGATTGAATCGTGGTGGAATTACAACTGCTATTCAAGCTGAGAGAAAACTAACTCAAGGTAATCGTGATGATTTATATGATAGTAATATTAATCCAATCGCAACATTCCCTGGACAAGGGGTAACGGTGTTTGGACAAAAAACATTACAGAAAAAAGCAAGTGCGTTGGATAGAATCAATGTAAGACGATTATTAATCAGAGTTAAGAAGTTCATAGCTTCTTCTTCAAGATTCCTTGTATTTGAACAAAATACATCGGCAACACGAAGAAGATTCTTAGGAATTGTTAATCCATTCTTAGAACAAGTTCAATCACAAAGTGGATTGAGTGCATTCAGAGTAGTGATGGATGAAACGAATAATACACCTGATACAATTGATAGAAATCAATTAGTCGGACAATTATTCTTACAACCTACAAGAACTGCTGAGTTTATTGTATTAGACTTTACAATACAACCAACTGGTGCTTCTTTTCCAGAGTAATAGTTAGTTAAATAACTTAAAGAAAAGGGATTTATTTAAATATAAGTCCCTTTTTTTTATAATTACTGATATTTATATATGAATTAAAGGTTTAAGTACTTAATAGGAGAATTTAAATGGCTGAATTATTAGAACCACAAGATATAATGTTTACCCCCTTTGAGCCAAAGCTCAAAAACAGATTTATAATGCAAATAGATGGTATCAATGCTTATTTAATTAAGTCAATGAACAGGCCATCAATTGAATCAGACGAAGTTGTATTAGAACATATGAATGTAACAAGATATGTTAAAGGTAAGTCAAGATGGCAACCTTTAGAAATTATGTTATACGACCCGGTTGTTCCATCAGCTGCACAGCAAGTGATTGAGTGGGTTAGATTACACCACGAATCAGTTACTGGTAGAGATGGATACGCTGATTTTTACAAAAAAGATATTACATTTAACCTTTTAGACCCAGTTGGAGCTGTGGTTGAAGAATGGGAATTAAAAGGTGCGTATATCCAATCAGCTAATTTTGGTGATTTAGCATTTGACTCATCAGACCCTGTTGAAATATCATTAACATTACGATATGATTACGCAATACTTAAATTCTAATAAATACTTAAACTAATATATGGAAAAGCCCTTGAAATAAAAATCAAGGGTTTTTTTATTTTATATATATTTATATATGGAGATGAAAATGAAAACAACATTTGAAGAAATAATAGATATAGTTTTAGACCACGAAGGTGGATATGTAAACGACCCTGATGATGCTGGTGGTGAAACCAAATATGGAATCGCTAAAAGATGGTATCCTGATGTGGACATTAAAAATCTCACAAAAGAACAAGCTAAAAAAATATATCATACAGATTATTGGAGACGAGGTAAGTGTGATGATATTCCCTCACAATTAAGACATATTTATTTTGATATGTGTGTTAATTTTGGAAGAAGAGGAGCTGTTAAGGTATTACAACAGGCTGCTAATTCTAAGAATAGAAACAAAATTGAAGTAGATGGTGGTTTAGGACCAGCTACATTAAATGCTGTACAAAAAATAGGTGTAGATGTAGTAAGAGCATATCGTGTGTTACGATTTGCTAACATAGTTATAGACAAACCAAATCAAGAGAAATTCTGGTTAGGTTGGTTTAGACGAGCAATAGAAGTTTAACCAAAGTTATAGGAGACAAAAATGTCAACAGATAAATTATACAATGATATAAAAGAATTATTTGAACAATTTGAAGAAAATCATTCAGTATTTTCAGATAAGGGTACAAAAGCAGCTGGTGGTAGAGCAAGAAAAGCTATCGGTGAAATAAAAAAATTAGTTACAAGTTACAGACAAGCATCTGTTTCTGAATCAAAATAATCGGAGGTTATAATGGCAGAAAACAAGTTCCCAAGTGAAGTAATTGATTTACCTAGTGAGGGTAAGTTATATCCAAAAGAACACCCTTGTTCTGATGGAAAAGTAGAAATTAAATATATGACAGCTAAAGAAGAAGATATTCTTACTTCACAGAATCTTATTAAAAAGGGTGTTGTGATTGATAGGTTAATAGATTCTTTAATATTAACGCCTGGCGTAAAACAAGGTGATATGATATTAGGTGACAAAAATGCTGTAATGGTTGCAGCTAGAATATTAGCATATGGGCCTGAGTATCCTTGTGAAGTTACTAATCCTAAATCAGGTGAAGTTTTAACTCATACATTCAATTTAGCTGATTGTCCATTTAAAAAATTACCAGAAGGTGTCTCAGAAAATAACTTTGAAGTTACCTTACCAATATCAAAGAAAAAAGTTACTTTTAAATTGTTAACGGGAGCAGAAGAAAAAGTAATAGATGAAGAATTACAAGCCTCTAAAAAAACAGGTTCAGATGTTTCACCTGAATTAACCACGAGATTACGACATACCATTACATCAGTTGATGGTGATGAATCTCAATCTACCATAAACAACTTTGTTCAAAATCTACTCGCAAGAGATTCAATGCATTTAAGAAAAGAAATTTCAAAAGTAGCACCAGACATTGAATTATCACAAGAGATAGAGATAGGAGGTGAGTCCGTCAAGGTAGATATACCGATGACGGTTGGGTTTTTTTGGCCTGAGTCCTAAAGACAAACCCAAACTTCACGAACAAATATTTCAATTAATGTATTACGGAAAAGGTTTTGTACATTCCGATGTATACAACATGCCTATATATTTAAGAAACTTCTATTATAAACAATTAGTTGATACTCGCACAGAAGAAAACAAACAAATAGAAAAGGCTAATCAGAAAGCAAAATCTTCAAAACCACCAATGAATCCAAGATTTAAAAGGTAATTTTCTACATATTTGATATTTATATATGAATAGATACACCTAAATAGGAGAGTATTGTGTCAAAGAAAAAATCATATATGAATCAATCAAATCTCATCGCAGAGGGATTTTTTTCAAAATTATTAAAACTTATTAAAGATAAAAATATTGTTAATAAATTAAAAAAAGACAAAGTTCTTACCAAAGATTTAAGTAACTTAAATAAACTCACACAAGATACAGAAGATAGAATCAATAAAGATTTACAATCTTTAGGTAAAAAACCAATTAAATTATCTAAATTTACAATAAAGGATTTTATATAAAATGGCCAAAGGTACAGAGACATTAAAAGAAGCTCGTAATATTATTGAAGAGATGAATCTTAATATAGACCGTTTTAATCAAGGATTAAAAGATTCTGATGGTTTTACAAAAAAGATGACAAACAATGTTGCAGAAACACTGCAAGGTCTTCACGATAGTAGAAAAGCCAATAAAATGAATGGTAAACAATTGGGTGCTGTTGCTGATTTAGGTAAAGAGATATTAGATGGTAACATAGATGTGGCTAAATCTAAAAGAATGCAAGCATCGTTGGAGAAAAAATTACTTAAAGCTAAGTCAGTTGGTGAACGAAATTCAATTGAAAACCAGCTTAAGTTATTAAAAACAAGAGATGCAGCAGAAAAAGTTCAAAATAAAGTAAATCTGGCTACAGAGGTTGGTGACAAGTTAACTGGTGGTATGGCATCAAAGGCTGGTGGTTTTTTAAAACATATGAAAAAAGTAGGACCTGTTGCGGGTGGTGTTCTTTTAATAACTGGTTTACTTGTTAAAGCTTTAAAATTTGCATCTGCAATAACTGATGCATTAGGTAAACAATTTGGTGTAATGGGAACTTCAGGTGGTGAATTTCAAAAAAATATGCAGCAAGCCTCTATTGATGTGATTTCACTTGGAAAAGGAACATCTGATGTGGTAACATTGGTAGATACTTTATCAAAAGATTTTGGTATTACATTAGATTCAGCTTCAAGACTTCCTGACCAAATTTTAGATACTGCTGTGGCATTAGGGTTATCAACAGATGAGAGTGCAAAATTATTCGGTACATTAATGACTATTGGTAATTTAACTGCTGACCAAGCCGAACATTTAGCAGAATCCACATATCAATTAGCTAGACAAAACAATGTTAATCCAAATGCGGTAATGAAAGATATAGCCGAAAGTGCCGAAACAATTGCTAAATTTGGAGCAGATAATCTTGAAAGTATTACAAAAGCCGCAATAAAAGCTAGACAACTTGGATTAAATTTATCAACAGTTGATAGTATAGCAGACAGTTTATTAGACTTCCAAACATCATTAACAAGTGAAATTGAAGCATCGGTAATGATTGGTAAAGATTTAAATTTCCAAAAAGCTAGAGAATTAGCGTTAAGTGGTGATTTAAATGGTATGATGGAGAATGTCACAAAACAACTTGGAGGACAAGCTGAATTTAATAAATTAAATGTATTACAAAGGAAATCATTAGCTAAATCACTTGGATTAGAAGTTAAACAAATGGAAAAATTAATATCTGCTCAAGATAAATCAGTCGTTCAACAAAAATCATTTGCAGATTTAGCTGGTAAGGATGGAATGTCAGCATTAACTAATATTACGAATCAAGTTAAAGAATTAGGTGCACAATTTTTATTAAAATTTGGACAACCTTTAGAAGATGCTGTTAAAGCATTTAGCGAAGAGTTTATGACAGAGGAAAATATTGCAAGAGTAAAAACATTTATAGAAAATTTTGCTGATACTGTAACAAAGATAGTAAAAGGTGTTGGTAAAATATTTAAATTTTTTACAGGTTTAGCTAATTTATTTTCTTTAAATAACTTACTTGTAACTGCAATGACAGGTTTAGGATTTATGGCGGGTGGTCCTTTGGGTGCTGCAGCAGCAGGTACAATTACGGCCGCACTTACTCCTGATGATGGTACGGGTAATGTTAATGATTTCAAAAGTTCAGGAGGCTCTCATTTAGTCGTTACACCAACGGGTAAAATGTTAAAGACAAATCCAAAAGATACGGTATTTGGAACTACAGCTGTTAATGATTTTGCATCTGGACCAGAAGCTAGTTTATCTATTAATGGTGTTAATAATAAAGAAACGGTTGGACTATTAAGAAATATTGAAGAAAAAATGGAAACTTTAATAAATGAAACAAAAAGAGGACCTGATAGAATGGTAGCAGGTCTTGGGGATTTATAGTGAGTTTATCAAATCTAAAAAGTGTATTTCAAGAAGAATTAAAAAATAATATTGAATCATTTTCATCAAATAGAATAACTGGTGTAAATGATACAAAGTTAACAAAATTCACTAGACCTCCATTAAGTGAATTAATAGGAGAATCACCACTTGATGGGTTGAATTGGTCAACATTATATAATCCAAACCATACACCAATTGATGGTGTTGGTTATAATTATCCAAATGCAAGTAGAGATAAATTAAATATAAGAAACCCTCAAGATGGTAGATTTGGACTTGCAAATTCATCAAGAACATCAGTAATTAGTATGGTTGGTAAATTTTTAGGTAATGGTCCAACACAATCTTTTGATTCAACAGAATTTTTAAAAGATGCAGGAAAAGAACCATATATAGTTAGTAAAATACCTTCAAGTTCAGATAGTGGAATAAATGGAAGATTAAATAATTTTGGTGGTAGAGATTTTCCAATAAATAGATTATTAACTGATGCTATTAGATTAAGTAAATTTTTAACATCACCTGCAGGTGTAGCTTTTGCACTCAAACAAAATTTTCTTGGAAGAAATTCAAGTGTTCAATATCTTGATATAGGTGGTGAAATTAGACAATCAAGTCAAAGGTTTAAGGAGTTATACAATCCATTATCAACTATAATACAAGCTGGATTTAGAGCTGGTGGAGTTCCTGTTAGTTTATTTGATAAAACAGAACCTGGTTTGAGTACTTTATTTGGTGGAGACCAATACGGAAATACTAATTTAATTGGTGGAAATGTTCCTTATGATATTAATAAATCATTCACAGATGGTTTAAGTATAGCCACTGCAACTGGTGGTGTGCCAGGAGGAGGATTTGGTGATTCTTTAAAAGAATTTGGAAATAAATTAAAAAGTAATTTAACAGGTGAATCAGTAACTATAAAAGAAAAATCAGAAGGTGGTGATTTATTTACCAATGTAACTTTCAGAGATAATCTTCCTGAAAACCCAATGGCTCAACAAACTTTGAAAGACGCTTATGGTGAATCTGGTAGAGATATTTTAGAAGAAGAAAAAAATGGAATGCCATTCTATTTTAAAGATATGAGAACTAATGCTTATATATTTTTTAGAGCATTTATTGAAGGATTGACAGAAAACATCTCACCATCTTACGCTCCACATAATTATCTTGGAAGAAGTGAACCTGTTTGGACTTATGAGAGAGCTGAAAGAGAAATATCAATGACTTTAAAACTTATGGCACAGACAAAAGAAGAATTGGGAAATATATATAAAAAATTAGATAGGTTAACATCAATGTGTTATCCTGAATATATTAATGAAGGTGCGGTAGGTTATGGAAATAGAATGAAACCACCATTGGTTAAACTCCGATATGGTGAATTATATGGAAAAGAAAATAAAGAATTAATGGGATATATTAAATCAATATCTTACTCGATAGACCAATCATCAACTTATGAAACAGAAGTTGGTGCTAGAGTACCAAGACATATACTTGCAACAATTGGATACCAAGTTATTCACGACAAAGCTCCAAGATTAGGTACAAAATTTTATGGGATTAATCAATAATGGCTAGATACGAAAATACAAAAAAACAAAGAAAGAATAATAAAGATTATTATTCCACTACTGTTTACAAAAAAGTAAATGAAAAAAATAGTGATGGATATTTCATCGCTACTGAAGGTGATAGGTGTGATAATTTAGCACAAAGATTCTATGGTGATTCATCATTATGGTGGTTTATAGCACGAACTAATAATCTAACTACAAACAACATACCAGCAGGAACATCAATCAGAATACCAGCAAATACACAAGACGCTGAAGGGTTTTAAAAATGATAAATAAAAGATTATTTGGTAGTCCAATATCAGGTAAAGTTAAGAAAAAACTTGAAGATAGACAAAGAGTTGCAGGTGAAGTGGCTCCTGGTGAATCCATTGAAGCAGTTTTTCCTGATAAAAATGGAAACAATCAAGCAGACTTATCATCAAGAACACCCTTTATCAGAATGTGGACAAGTGTTAAAATAGTTGAACCTGCTAAAGTGGCTGAAGTATTAGAAGAAATTGACAATCCAGATGAAGTTGATAATAAAACCTCAAAAAAGTTTAGAAATGAAAAAAACCAAAAAAAATTAAAAGAAATACAAGAAACATATCCCAATGCACTAATTACTAAAATAGATGGTAAGTACTATATTACAACACAAGAAAGACCTCAGGTTGACCACGCAAGAAGAACATATATCATTGGTGATTATAATTATCAAACAAGTTATGGTGAACTTACACCTAATGAAATAGTGGGTACTGATGGATATACTTTTACTGAAGATAGTGGAATTTATGGAATAATACCAACTGAATTAGAAAAAAATCCATTAATGAAACCACAAGCTGGTATTACAGGTCTTACTTCAGAAACTGACGGAACATTGGGTGTTAGAAAAAAAACAATAGTTAATTTCGTAGTTCATAATTTTTATGATTTTGATAAAATTTACAATAGATACTTTTTAAAACCAGGTGCTACAATATTTGTAGATTTTGGACATAGTAGTGTTAAGAATTTATATAATCCACAAGAATTAATTACAAGCTCTGTACCGATTAGTGAATATCTTTATGGAGACCCTAGCAATATTGTTCCAGGTTATGATGATGTAGATGGATATTATGTTGAGGACAGAAACGAAGCTTTAGGTCAAGTAACAAAATATCAAGGTGATTTAGAAGTTATTCAAGGTATTGTATCTGATTATAATGCAAAAATATTACCAAATGGTAGTGTGGAATGTTCAGTTACATTAATTTCTACCAATTCTGCACTTTTAGATTTTAAAACAGATAAGTCTACAACAATGCACATCAAAGATATTTTAACTCGTGCTACTTTACTTTTAGGACTTGAGGCTACATTAAATAATCAAATCCAAGAACCTACTGAAGAGGTAGTAACACAACTTACCTCTGATGCTAAGGATATACTTTTAACGCCAAATTTTGATTCGAGTGCTGAAACCATTGAACAATATGAAAAGAACTTAGCTCAACTAGCTTTTCTTAATTTTGGTGGTGCAGATTTAACTCCAACAGATGATTCCATTAGAACTGGTGTATTTGTCAATAGTAGAGAGGCTGATGATATTTATGTGAGTTGGGGTTTCATTGAGGATATTATTTTTAATCAAAACTTTGGTTTTGGTAATGGTGGTGATGATATAAATGAAGGAAAAAATCTTCAAGTTAGAATGGATTCATCAAATTCATTTACAACTTGGGACAATGTGTTTACAAATAGACAAAAAACATTATCAAAAGTACCTGAAGAACCACCTGTATTTCTTTATCCTGATTGGTGGGGAAATTCAGACCCTGAAGATGGGGGTAAAGGTTCATATAGTTACTTTAATAAAAAGTATCCATTTGTTTATCCAGATGGTGAAGACCATACAAAATTCGATGCGGGTATTGGTAGTGAGGAGTCTCAAGGTAAAAGAAGAATACCAATTCGTGAGGTTTTTATTAATGTAGAGACTATAATAAATGCATTTAAAACTAATGAAACTGTAAAAAAATCGTTAAATGATATTCTTAAAGCAATAAATGAAGATAGTGATGGGGTTTTTGATTGGAAATTTATAACTGGTGGATTGGATTCAGAATTGATAATAATTGACTCCAATAGACCTGACATTACTCAAAGAATATTAGATTCTGGTATATCAAATTCAGAAACTGAAGAGCCTGATGAATTTGCAAATTTATTTAAATTTAACATTATGTCACCAAATTCAATAGTAAAAGATTATAATTTAGAACTTAATTTACCAACAGGTGATATTGGAAATATGTACGCCATTCAAGGTATGAGTCACGAAAACAATATATTCCCATTAAATGAAGATATTCATAGAGTGGTTCAAACCGCTGATTTAGATAAACAATCTTTATCAATCCTTTATGAACCTGACAATGGTGGATATAGAAGTAGTCAAATTGATGCAAAAGAAAATAAAAATGCTAACAATATTGATATTTATGCAGGAGCTAAATCTTTAATAGATTCAAATATTTATAAAACATCTGCTATTAGAAATACACAAGATATTATAGTTGCAGGTGGTGAAAAAAGAAATCCAGAAGGTGGTTTAAAAGAAGCACCTATATCAATACCTAGACCGACTAAAATAACAAAAGAACAACAAAATAAATTGATAGAGCAAAATAATGATTTATTAATACGAAGAGGAAATAAAGTTGCGGTTAGTTTTAAAGATTATTTTAGATTAATAGAAATACAAGAAATTAATTTAAAAAACAAGTCTATTTTACTTCCATATACTTTATCATTAACCACTTATGGAATTGGTTCAATTCAACCTGGTGATACATTTAGAGTGGATTATTTACCAAAACAACATTTTAAAAACTCTTATTTACAGACAATGAAAGTAGCACATAATGTAAATTCCGATGGGTGGTTTACTATATTAGAAACTAAATATAGACCCATAAAAAATAACACTGAAACAATAATAAAAGACATTGATAGAGAAAAAGTATTTTTATCACCAAAAGTATTGAACAACTTAAATTTGAAAGGTTTTGCACTAAATGGGGAAAAGGTAAAAATGGAAACATTATTACCTTTTATGACAAATTTAAAAATACAAGATAATAATAGAAATAACATTGATTTAGTTTTTACATTTAAAGCTTCAACTAAAAAAACATTTAAGCTTGATTTTGGGGGTGTGGTTGATGGTTATGGTATATCATCTAGTAATAATGTAGATGTTGGCACTGCCAGATATATTGATTTTAATGGTAAAGTAAAAGGTATTAATAATATATTAGGTGAAAAGTATATTGATGATGCTCGAAAAACTTTACCTAATAATGGTGTACAAGGTATAATACCACCAATTATCGAAATGGAAAATAATAAAGAATATTTTTTAGTAATTCAAAAAGGATTCCAATTTATAACCGACAGCGAAACTGTCATTACGGCTTTTGATAAAGCTCCAAGACGTTCAACTCCAGGTAAAGGATATTCTGCATAAAAAAAGCTTGTTTTATTAAAATAAATGTTGTATATTGAAGTACAATGTATTGTATTATACCTATATTTAAAGAACCATTCTTACATCCATTACATAAAGATAATGGATTATCAGCACTATGGTGTAAAGAAATATCCAAAAAAGAACCAATGTTTATCATTGAACAACATCCTGATTCAGATAAAATGATGGAGGATTACAAATGGTTAAATGATTATACGATTTTAACTCGTGATAAAAAATTATTGAATCATTTTTATAAATTCGACACTGTTGTGGATATGAATTTCTTACATTGGATAGATACAGGTAAACCATTTGAAAACAATGTTCGTAATAATGCAATAGATTTCTTGAGTAATAAGTTCTACAATGTAAAAAAACTTAACGAAATCATACCATTATCGAAACATAATGAGTATTGTAGTGATGTTTATGAGAAGATGGTTAGACCATATGTTGGTGGAACTGATGATTATTATATGAATGATTTCATAGAAGCCTTTGGTTCAATTGAAAAAAAAGGTGTAAAGGTATCAAATGATGTATGTGATATATTTGATGAACGAGTAAGAAAACACATATCAGATAGTAAGTTATATAGTAATTACAATCTATGGACAACAACAGGTCGTCCAAGTAATTCATTCGGTTCAGTTAACTTTGCAGCTCTACCACCTGAAAAGAGAAAAGCTATAGTGGCTGAAAACGATTATTTGGTTGAAATGGATTATGATGCATATCATTTAAGAATAATTTCACAATTGGTTAAGTATGATTTTGGTAAAGATTCAGTTCACGAACATTTGGCTAAACACTATGAATGTTCATATGAGGAATCAAAACAAAGAAGTTTTCAATTATTATATGGTGGAATTGATAAACAAACCAGAGAAAAAGTTCCATTTTTTGATTTAACATACAAATTTATAAATAACAAATGGGATGAAATAAATAAGAATAAATACATTTTAACTGATATTTATAGACGGAGAATAGTATTAGAAAATTACAATGATTTGAATAAGAGTAAATTGTTTAATTATTTAATTCAAGCATTGGAAACAGAATTGAATGTTAAGAAGATTTTATTAATTCAAGACTATTTATTAGATAAGAAGACTAAATTGGTTTTATACGGATATGATAGTTTCCTATTCGATTTTTCAAAACAAGATGGAGTTGAAACTTTGAAAGAAATCAAAAGAATATTAGAAGTTAAAACCGATGTACCAGGTGATACAGAACCTTATTTTTACACCAAATCAAAAATGGGTTTAAACTATGGTGAAATGCAAAACATTACGGAAAGGTTATAAATGACACATATTTCAGAAATCATTGAAGACATATTAGTAGAATGGGCATATCGTGTTCACGATGGAATGCCTAATCCAAAAAACGCAGAACATATTCACAATCTTCGTGAATCAATGGAAGAATTGAATTTACCAAATAATGTTATTTATCAAGTTATTCAAAATTTAATCAATGAACAAGATGATGAAGATGAGAAAGTAACATTTAAACACGATGGTAAAACAAGAACCATTACAATGAAAACAGCTAGACAATATGCTTCAGACATTGAACAAGGAAAAGGAACTGATGAAAAAGAAGCTGCGGTAAAAGCAGCCAATCTTGATGATAAGGGTGATACTAAACAAGACACAGAAACCGATACTGGAAAATTATCAGGAGATGATTTTGATACAGAGAAAGCTGTCACTGGTAAAAGTAGTAAAGATAAAAAAGATACTGAAGATAAACCAAAATCAAAAGCTGATAGTCAAAGAGAAAAAATTGGTGGTAAAGTATATAGTGAACCATTGGAAACAAGTGATGAAGACTTTATCAAGAAAAATAGTAACAATAAAACCACAGATACTTTCACAATGCCCGATAGTGTAAAAAACAATCCAAAGATACCAAAAAAATATACACAATTCATTGAAAGATTAATGAATACACGATTAACTGATAAGGACAAAGGTTTTACTGCAGATGGTGATACTTCTAAATCAGGTTATTATGGTATGGGAAAAGTTGGAGCGGGTAATGCAGGCGCTAATGCAGGAGAACTTTTATCAATGATGGCTACAACAATGAAAAGAGAAGAAAGAGCTGAATTTTTTAGAGCCATAGATGAACAAATACAAAAAGCAAAAGCTAGAGGAGAAAAAATTCCTGTAACATCTACTTGGTCTAAAGCGGCTAAAGCAAATAGTTCAGCTATTTTAAGAATGATGTATGACACTCATGGACCTGATTATGAAATAGTTGGTTCGGCTTGGGATATTCAAGAAGAATTTGAAGCATTAGGACAAGACTATGGTGAAAAAGGATATAGTACAGATATTATGTTCACGGTAAAAGTCGGTGATAAAATAGTTAAAGATGAAATATCATTAAAACAAAGTTTAAAAGGGCAAAGGTTGTTAAATAAAACAATTGGCTCTGTTTTTGAAGATACAGGAATTTTACCACAACATTTACAACAAAAAGGTGTTAGTGCATTCAAAGACAATCAAATAAAAAATATTGATAATTTTTATCAAAATAATAGAATGAACATTAGTGAGTACTTGAATAATATTGATGGTATTGAAAATTTTGATAAAGTACTTTTAAAAGTAGCTGTGGATATGGATTCAGCAACTAAAGATAAAACAATAGAATCATTTGAAGGTTTTATATCTCAGTATAAAAAAGATTTAGCCGAAAATTCTGATTTGGTTTTAAGTAGGGATTATATTAAAGAAAATCTAAGGAAATGGTCTAAGAAAAAAGATAAAAGAGCTATTGATAAAGTATCCATAACTTTGGGTAGATTAATGACAGAAGCAGGTGACCCATTAGGTGAAGAGTTTGTAGAACAACAAAAACTAATAGCTAAAGAACACGCTAAAGAAGTTGCAACATTTATACAAAATGATGATAAGGCTAAAGAAGTTGTGATGAATGTTGTTAGAGACAACTTCCCTTTAAAATCAGTATCAGATGGTGATGAAAATATAATATTAGGTGAATTTGTTATAAGTAAAAAAGTAATGGAAGGTATATTTGGAACTTCAGATTGGAATCAAGTAGTTGAATCTTTGGAGGTTAATCCTGACGCAAACCCACCAATGGTAGAATATAGAGCTAAGGTTGCAGGACAAGATAAAGTTATTCCAATTACTGAGGTTGGTATTAGAGAAGATGGTGAGGGGTATGGTGGTTTACATAAATTTGAAATGAAAGTTGCTCCTAACTTTGGTAAAAATGTTGAATCAGTATCACGAGATATTTATGGTGACCAAGAACCAATAAAGTTTCCAAATACTCCAGCAGCGGACTTGAGAAGGTAAAATAATGAAATCTCAACTACTAGCAACATTCACAACAAAAGATAATCTTGATGAAACAATTGAGAAAATCGTTGATGCATATACAATCATATTCAGTAAAGTATATGTATTACAAAATGAAAACAATGTGAATGAATTAATCTGTACATACAATGTAGATACACAAGGTGGTATAGATTATAATAAAGTAGAGGGAACGATTTCATTACATAGAAAAAAACATTCCAATACATTATATACCATCAATGCATTGAATGAATGTATAAAGAATTTAAACAACGGTGTTTTAGACAACAAGTTTATGATACCCTGGGAAAACTTTAAGAATATGTTATTGATAACAAATTCAGAAGGATTGAATAGAATCAATACAAGAATATTTAAAATAGAAAAAGTTTAAAATAGAGGAAAAAGGTTATGACAAAAAAATCCAAAAAAGAATCCACTTTATATTATTTTTACTCAGTTGGATGTGTTTTTTGCACTAAAGTAGAACCAATTGTAGATAAACTTAATTCAAATGGTTATGATATTGTTAAGTTAGATACAACACATAAGGCTAATGAATTATTCAAAAAAGAAATAGAAGAAAAATTTAAAATTAAATGTGGTACACCACTTTTAGTTAATTCCGACACAGGAAATTCAATATGTGGTTATAGAGATGAAGAAACAATAAAAAAATGGGCTGATGGTGAAAAAATACCAAAACCACCTAAACCAAAATCTAAACCACCAAAACTACCAACTGATTTTTTTGATGAAAAACAAATTAAATCCTTTAAGAAAAAATATAATAAATGGTTAAAAGAAAATTCCCATTTAAAAGAATTACAAACATCAGAACAAATAATTGATAAATTTAAAACAGCTCAAAAACAAAGAGAGGCACAGAAACAATCATTAGATGGTAGATTAAAAACCATAGAAAATAATCTACAAAAACTAATGAATCATCTTGGAGTAAAATGAGTTTTAAATTCAAACCAATACCAACGATTGATAGAGAAGCTACAGAACAAGAGTTAAAAAACATTAAAAAATCAGAGAATATGTTGAAAATGGAAAAGAAACTTCCACCAACGTCTCAAATGGTTCGTGATTTAGCTGTTACTCATTGGAGAAGTTTGAAAGCCTTTATGAGAGGAAAGCATGTTATAGTCCCCCAAGAAATTGCACAAGAAAGATGGGATGAATGTATTAGGTGTGATAGGTTATTATATGATGAAATTAATCCCGATACAGATAAGAAAGATGGACGATGTATAGAGTGTGGATGCTTTATGAATGTTAAAACTCACTATGCTACAGCAGAGTGTCCAATAGGAAAATGGAAAAAATTTGAAAAAAAATAAAAAAAAGCTTGACTTATATTGCATTTTTGATATATATTATAGGTAAGAAATAAAATAGGTTATATGGTTCATAAAACCATAACTAATAAACGATAAATGATAAAACACATAGGAGAAATACAAAATGGATATAGACGCAATAAAATCCAAACTAGCAACATTACAATCAACTTCAAATACAAAAGATAACTTTTGGAAACCTGAACCAGGTCAACAAGTTGTTCGTGTTGTTCCTTACAAACATAATAAAGATAACCCATTCATTGAGTTATTCTTTCATTATAACTTAGGTAATAATAAAACTTACCTATCACCTCTTTCATTTGGAAGACCAGACCCAGTAGCTGAATTTGCTGACAAACTAAAATCAACAGGTAATAAAGACGAATGGATTCAAGGTAAAAGACTTGAACCTAAAATGAGAACTTTTGCTCCTGTAGTAGTTCGTGGTAAAGAATCAGAAGGTGTTAAATTTTGGGGATTCGGTAAAACTGTATATCAAGAACTTCTTGGTGTAATTGCTGACCCTGATTATGGTGACATCACAGATGCTACTAATGGTAGAGATATTGGTATAGATAGACAAACACCTGCTGAAGCTGGTAACCAATATGGTAAAACTACTGTAAGGGTTAAACCTAATCAGACAGCGATTACCGAAGATGCTGAGCAGTTAAAAGGTATCTTTGAAAATCAGTCTAATTTAACTGAACTTTACAATGAACCAACTTATGATGAGTTGAAAGAAGTTTTACAGAACTTTTTAAATCCATCTGATGAGACAGAAGCAAGTGTTCCAACGAACACTACTGAGAAAGTAGCTCAACAAACAGCTACTAAATCAACAGCAGATGTTTCAGACGCATTTGATAATTTATTCAATAATTAATCAATAACAACAAATTGTAATGAGTGGGATGACATTTCACATATGAAACTTCTCACATGAATACAAGTATTCATAGCATCACTCTCTCACTCTTACATAATAGGAGAACAATATGTCAGAAAAAGACGAATTGGCTGGGATAATTGCCGATGAACTAAATAAACAATTCAAACATCAAAAGGTTGCTTACTTTCTTGAAGAAGGTGGTAATCCTACAGATGTAACGGGTTGGATTTCAACTGGTTCAACTATGTTAGATTTAGCAATTGCTAATAGACCAAATGGTGGTGTTGCCGTAGGTAAGATTACTGAATTAAATGGTTTAGAGGGTAGTGGTAAATCTCTAATAGGTTCTCATCTATTGGCTTCAACACAAAAACAAGATGGTATAGCAGTTTACATTGATACAGAATCAGCAGTATCTCAAGAATACTTGAGAGCTATTGGTGTGGATACTACTAAAATGTTATATGTACATCTTGAAACTTGTGAAGAAATATTTGATACTATTGAAACAATTGTTACTAAAATCAGAGAATCAAACAAGGATAAGTTAGTTACAATCTTGGTTGATTCATTAGCAGCTGCTTCTACTAAACAAGAAATGGATGCTGACTTTGATAAAGATGGTTGGGCAACAGCCAAAGCAATCATCATATCAAAAGCTATGAGAAAAGTAACACAGATGATAGCACGACAAAAAGTTGCATTGGTTTTCACAAATCAATTACGACAAAAACTTGGTGTAATGTTTGGAGACCCCTGGACTACAAGTGGTGGTAAGGCTCTTCCATTCCATTCATCAACTCGTGTTAGATTCAAGAATGCTGGACAAATCAAAGATGGTAACAAAACCACCATTGGTATTAAAATCAAAGGACAAGTGATTAAGAATCGTCTCGGACCTCCAATGAGGACTGTAGAGTTTCCACTTTACTTTGATAAAGGTATTGATGACTTTGGTAGTTGGTTAACAGTAATGAAAGAACACAAACTTTTAAAAGTTGGTGGTGCTTGGTATACATTACAACATTGTGACCTTGAAACTGGTGAATTAATTAAAGAATACAAGTTCTTATCTAAAGATTTTGAAAAACTTATGTTAGAAAATTCAGAATTAAAAGATTATTGTTACGGATTAATCTGTAATGCTTGTATTTTAAAATATGATTCTAAAGAACTTGGTATCGATGATGTAGTAGAAACTGAGGAGTCTGTGGATGAACTCTAAAAAAGACTTAAATGAAAAATATTTATCTTTTTTAGACCAAACAAAAGATGATACACACAAAGCTGTAAATCATCTGAACGACAGAGTATTGATTGTAGACGGCCTGAACACATTTATCAGGTCGTTTGCAGTTAATCCTGCGTTAAACGAAGACGGATTACATATTGGTGGTATGGTTGGGTTTATGAAATCAGTTCGATATAGTTGTGATATATTGAAACCATCAAGATGTATTATTGTATTTGACGGAAAAGGTGGAAGTAAAAGAAGACAAAAAATCTATCCAGAATACAAAGGTACTCGTAAAGTTAAACGAAGATTAAATAGAAATGTTGATTGGGGAACAGCACCAGCTGATGAACAACAATCAATGAAACAACAAATGGGTAGGTTGGTTGAATATTTAGAACAATTACCTTTAACCCTTGTTTCAGTTGATGGGATTGAAGCTGATGATACAATGGCTTATATCTCACAACAATTACTTCCAAAGAGTGATTGTATATTGATGTCAACGGATAAAGACTTTATTCAATTAGTAGATGATAGAGTGAAAGTGTGGAGTCCTACGAAGAAAAAATTATATAATAAACAAGCAGTATTGGAAGAGTTTGGTTTACCATCAAGAAATATGTTAACATATAGAATTGTAGATGGAGATAAATCAGATAATATCAATGGAGTTATGGGAGCTGGATTAAAAACCATAATAAAATACATTCCACAAATTACAGAAGATGAAGATTTTACAGCGATGGATTTAATAAATTTTGTAAATAATTCAGATAAAAAAATAAAAGTCTTGGAAAATATAAAAAAAAGTAGTAACTTGTTAAAACGAAATTATTTACTAATGCAATTAAACAATGTAGACATACCAAACCATACGAAGATGAAAATACAAGGTGCTGTTAATGGTGATGTTCCACAATTGATTAAGTATAAATTTCAAACAATGTTTATAAAGGATAAATTACAATCAAACATAAAGAATTTTGATAATTGGATTATGGAGTTTGTAAGGTTAGATAGGTTTAGGGGATTGAATGGATAAATTAACAGATTTTGGACATACATTTCAAATTAAATCGGTTGCTAGTTTGATGAAGAATCAATCATTTCTTGAACAGATACACGATATATTGGATGAGAAACATTACGATAGTGATAGTTTGAAATGGGTTGTAAAGGAATGTAAAAAATATTATGATGAATATAGAAAGTGTATTACACTTGATGTATTTAAAGTAAAAACGAGTGAAGTAGAAAATGATGTATTGAAGTTATCCATTGTTGAAAATTTAAAAGAAGTGTTTAGACACTTGGAATCACCTGATTTAGATTTCATTGAAGATAAGGCATTAGACTTTTTTAAGAATCAAACATTAAAAAATGCTATTGTTGAATCGGTTGAAATAATGGAATCCAAAGGTGACTTTGAACAAATTAAAAGATTAGTTGATGACGCATTAAATGCAGGAACTGAACGAAACATCGGACACGAATACATTGAACATATAGAAGATAGATATTCAGAAACTGCCAGAACAACAGTTCCAACGGGTTGGGATGTCATAGATGATTTAACTCAAGGTGGTTTAGGTGGTGGAGAACTTGGTGTGATTGTTGCTCCTGCTGGTGTTGGTAAGACTTGGGTGTTGGCTGCAATTGGTGCTAACTCAATGAAAAAAGGAAGACATATAGTTCACTATTCATTAGAGTTAAATGAGGCTTATGTGGGTTTGAGATATGATAGTATCTTTACAGGTATTGCAAATCAAAATCTTAAATATCATAAAGATGATGTTCAAAGTGAAATGGATAAATTAAAAGGTGATTTGGTTATTAAGTATTATCCAACTAAATCAGCTAGTGTAAATACCTTATCGGCTCATTTAAAAAGATTGACTACATTAGGAACAAAAGTAGATATGGTTGTAGTTGATTATGCTGACATCTTAAAAGATACAGGTGGTGCAAGAGAAGTAAGACACGCACTTGGAAACATATATGAAGATTTAAGAGGATTGGCTGGTGAGTTTCAGATTCCAATATGGACTGCTTCACAGGCTAATAGAAGTGCTTTGGATGAAGATGTGATTGAGGCTACTAAGGTTTCAGAATCATATCAAAAGATTATGACAGCAGATTTTGTGATGTCATTAAGTAGAAAAGTAGAAGATAAGATTGGTAATACAGGTAGATTCCACGTTATCAAAAACAGATTTGGTCCTGATGGTATAACATTCCCAGCAAAGGTAAACACCAACACTGGTAAGATGGAAATCTTTGAGGGTAATTCTGTGGGTGGTAAAGAACAACAAGGTAAAATAGATAATAGGGATAACTTGATGAAAAAAATGTTATCCAATAGATATGAGGATTTGATGGCAGATGAATAAAGTATTACATTTGGTATTGAAGAGAAAATATTTTGAAAGAATATATGAAGGAACTAAAACTACTGAATATAGAGACTTTACAGAATATTGGAAAAAAAGAATAGATGAAAAACATTACACACACATAAAGTTTCAATTAGCTTATTCAAAAAATCCACCAACAATGTTGGTAGAAGTATTGGATAGAAATACAGTTGATTACAAAGGTGTCAAATCATACGCATTTGATTTGGGAAAGATAATAGAGGTGAATAATTATGAATAAATTCATAGAAGTAATAAATGATATGGTGGAGTTTATAACTGGCGAGAGGCTAAATTCAAATGATGAATTGGTAAGAGCTAGAG